TGTTACAACTACCAACTTAGCATCTGGCAGCTACTCAGCCTATAACTTTGTGCCGCCATTGTTTGCCGATGTGTTTCTAACAAAGAACAAGACACCTTTGGTATTATCGGACTATTATGATAATTTACTATTAGAAAACTTTACAGATGATTTTTTAACAGAAAGGGACACGGACGAAATAACGCTTGAATACGGAGATAACTTTTACATTACGTTTCTACGCATAGCAACTGGCGGTTATTCTGCTTGGGTTGAAGTATTAGGTCAAGGCGATGTGGTTACTAATACTGTATCGGGTAACATTACCTTAGGCGGTCAATTTAATATGTTTAACCTACAAGCCGGACACATAAATGCCTTTGCATCCGGAACTATAATTACAGAAAATACTTACGGCTATAACTTCTATTTAAAAAGAGGCATAGCACAAACAAGGGTAATTAAGATAAGACAAAAGTGCTATCCTAAATACCAACAATTTAACCTTGAGTTCCTTAATAGGCTTGGCGGTTGGGACACAAAGAAGTTCGCTTTAGTTAATAGAAGGTCGAGCGAGTATCAAAGGGCATCATATAGGCGAAGCGATTGGCAGCTTGTAGGTGGGCAAATGACAAACATAGATGCATATAACAGATATAACGAAACGACTTTTAACTATGCTATTCAGCATAAGGATAAATATAAGCTTACTTCTGATTGGGTTAACGAACAAGATTATTCGTGGTTGGCTCAGCTTGTATCGTCTCCTATTGTATATATGGAAGTTCTTGGTGCATACTTCCCTGTTACCATAAGCACAAGCAATTACGAATACAAGTTAGAAAGTGCAGATAAGCTATTTAACTTTGAGATTGAAGTAGAAGTAGGTAAGTATTTAACAAGCCAATTCAGATAATGATTAGCACAGAGATATACATCGAGGAACAGAAGATTGATCTATTGCAAGATATATCTACCGAGTTTACTTATGCCATTGACGATGTAAGTGAGTTCGGTAGTCGCAATACTTCTTTTAGTAAGACAATTAGTATTCCAGGAACGGCAAATAATAACCTAATCTTTGGTTACATCTTTGAACTTAACAACGCTAACTTCACAGACAATTCATTACCAAATGTAGGATATAACTATAACGTAACTAAACAAGCTAACTGCAAAATCTTTATTGATAAGGTGCAAATATTTAAAGGCACTTTAAGAATATTAGAAATAGTTATTGATAAAGAAACTATTGAATACCATAGAAGATTTAGATTTTAGTGCTTATGACCATACTTATAGCGTAGCTAATATTAGTGCGAGTTGGGATAACCCTGGAGGTTCAGGCTACTATTATCCGCTTATTGATTACGGAAGTGTTAGCACGGGACAATACGGGGTAGCTAAGAAGGACTTTCAATACACAACGTTTCGACCTGCTTTGTATGTAAAGGAATATATACAGAAGATATTTGCAGGTACAGATTATACATTCGATTGCTCGTTTTTTGATACTCCTTTATTTAAAAGGCTTATCATTCCTAATAACCAGACAAACATTACTGCGTTAAATAATACGAGTATGAGTGCAAACGCTATTAGTAGAACTATGCTATTAACAGGCAATCCATTTGTTCAATATACTTTAACAACCGCAGGTAGTTTTTCACTTGATTTAACGAATACTTTATTTACTTATTCAGGCGCTACGCTAACTACGAACATACAAATTAGTTTAACAGGCTTTGTAAACTTCTTTGATATTAGCCAAGCAGAATACACTGTAATACTTAGAAAAAATGGTGGACAAATTGGCTCACAAGATTTTGATGCCAATGTTACAAGAATGCTTAACTGCAACTTTACAGTTGAAGGGATTACGTTTAATAGTGGAGATAATATGCAAGTAGAAATACTTGGAACTTCAATGGAAATTGAAATATTTAATGGTAATGTAGGAGTAACTACAAGCACACCTACACAAGTACAAATTAACTTAGGCGAAACTATTAAGGTAAGCCAAACAATCCCAAAGGGTATATTTCAAAGGGACTTCTTTTTGAGCATTGTTAAAATGTTTAACCTTTACGTTTATGAAAATAAGTTTAACGACAAAGAACTGGTTATTGCTCCGTATGTGGTTTTCTATCCTGAGAAGTCAGATAACGCAGAAGATTGGACTAACAAAATAGATCGTGCCAAGCCTATAAGCATTAAGCCAATGAGTGAGGTTAATGCTCGTTACTATAACTATAAGTTTAAGCAAGATAATGACTTCTACAACGAAAACTATCGCAAGAAATACACCGAAGGTTATGGCGATTTTATATACGATACTGAGTTTGACTTTGTTAAGGAAACCGATAATTTAGAAGTTATATTTGCGGCATCTGTACTTTACCAAGCAACAGGACAAGACAAAGTATTCCCTGCAATCTATAAGAAATCAAACACAAATAGTGCTGAGGATAAAATGGATAGCATCATTCGTATAATGCAAACAAAGAAGATTACAAGCGTAACAAGTTGGAACATTATGAATACCACAACTGTATTAGGTAGCTTTACAAGTTATGGTTATGCCGGACATTTGAATGATCCAATCAATTCTACAAGCGATATTAACTTTGGCGCACCTAAAGAAATACAATTTGTGCCTTCTAACTTTACGGAGTTTAATGTGTTTAACGAATTTCATAGTCCTTATCTTGCTGAGATTACAAACAAGGATAGTAAGTTATTAAGCTGCTTTGGTTTGTTAGACATAGTAGACATTTTCAATTTAGATTTTAGTAAATACGTATATATTGACGGGGTTTTGTTTAGGCTTAACAAAGTCGAGAACTTTAACCCAATGGAATACAATACAACTAAGCTATCATTTTTAAAAGTGATTAACACAAAATACCCAGTAATATAATGGCACAAGAGAACGTAGGTATAAATATAACAGTCGGTGGCAACCAAGACCAAGCATTAGGCTCTTTAAAAGCGCAGTTAAGAGAAGCAACCGCTGAGGTAACAAAACTATCCGAGCAGTTTGGTGCAAGTAGCAAGGAAGCCGTACAAGCAGCAAAAAGAGCAGCCGAACTTAAAGACCAAATCGGAGATGCTAAAAGTTTAATTGATGCGTTTAACCCAGATGCTAAGTTTAAAGCCTTAACCGCTTCCCTTAGCGGTGTAGCTGGTGGTTTTGCAGCAGCACAAGGTGCTATTGGATTATTTGGTGTTGAGTCAGAAAACGTAGAAAAGGCTTTATTGAAGGTGCAATCTGCTATGGCTTTATCGCAAGGCTTACAAGCAGTAGGGGAAAGTGTAGATAGCTTTAAGCAATTAGGTACAGTTATTAAAAATACAACTGTATTTCAATCTGCCTACAATTTTGTTATGGGCGAGAAGGTTGCAATACAAAAATCAGATGTTGCAACAACAGTAGCATCAACAGTTGCCACCAAAGCACAAGCCGCAGCCACAAATACCGCAACTGTAGCAACAACGGCATCGTCTACTGCTATGAAGGTATTACGTGGAGCGATACTTGCAACGGGAATAGGTGCTTTAGTAATTGGACTTATAGCCGTAGTTCAAAACTTTGGTAAAATAAAAACTGCAATACTTAATGCAGTTCCAAGTCTTGGTAAATTTGCATCTACTGTTGGTAATGTCATTAATGCCTTTACTGACTTAATAGGTGTAACAAATGCAGCTTCAAGGGCAGAGCAACAAAGACAAGCAATCTTTACAAAAGCTGCTGCTGGTACTAAGATAATTAATGAAGGCATTGACAGACAAATCAAACTACTTCAAGCGCAAGGAGCAGAGCAAGGTAAGATTGATGCACTTAAAAAGCAATCAATTCAAAATGAATTAAATGACCTTAAAAAAGCTGCTAATGAAAGGGGTATATTATTTGGAGAACAAGCTAAAAAATATAAAGACCTTCAAAATGATTTAAAGATTATTGATGCTACTGCTCAAAAAGCAAGAGAAGATGCAGCAAAACAAGCAGCTACAAAAAGTGCTACTTCTGGTAATAAATATGCAGAAGATACAAAGAAAAAAGCTGACCAAGAATTAGAAGAATATAATGAACGTTTAGAAAAGCAATTTGAAGATGAAAAAAAGCTAACAGAAGATTTATTAGCTGAGTATGATAAAAGAAGGAAGTTTAGGCTTACTTCAAGAACAATTACACAAGATGAACTTGCAGCATTAGACAAAGCAGAAGCAGAAGAAAATAAAAAGAAGCAAGAAGCAATAGACAATGAAAGGTTTGCAGGTCAAAAAGCAGTAATGGCTGCTACTACAAACTTTACTTTACAGGCTATCCAAACGCAACAAAAAGCTGCAGAAACTGAAACGCAAATTGAGAAACAAAAAACAGACGACAAGTTAAAAGAACTTGAGTTACAAAAAGCAGGTGCTATGGCAGCACTTGATGCGGTTGCAGGTATTATAGACCAAAATAGTGTTGCTGGTAAAGCTATCGCAGTTGCTAAAGCTATTATGTCTACTTACGAAGGTGCGACAAAAGCATTAGGTGCTTATCCACCACCATTTGGGCAAATAGCAGCAGCAGCAACAATAGCAGCAGGTTTAATTAATGTTAAGAAGATTATTAGCACTAACATACCTTCTGCAAAGGGAACTGGTAGCGTAGGCGGTGGAGCAACTGCACCAAGTATATCATCAGCAGCACCAATAGCACCACCACAACCACAAGCACAAACAACAAGCCTGAATACACAAACTATCAATGCTTTAGGTAACCAAGCAGCAAGAGCCTATGTTGTGGAAAGCGATGTTACAAGTAGCCAACAACGTATGGCAGCTATTCAGCAAAGGGCAAGATTTGGTTAAATGATAACAATTTAAAACACTTAATATTTAAAGATATGGACTTACCTGTTTATTTATTAGACATTAGCGAGGATATGAATGACGATGCCGAGGTGGACTATGTGGCATTAGTTGACAAACCTGCTATACAAAAAAATTGGAATGCATTTAAAAATCAACAACGCTTCGAAGTGGTTAGCGAAGATAAGCGTATTATTTCTGGACCTCTTATGTTGGCTGACGTACCTATTTTTCGCAGCGATGCTACTTACGGCGATTACTATGTGGTCTTTTCTAAAGATACTATTTTCAAGATTGCGCAAAAGTTTTTCAAAAGAGGCTACCAATCAAACGTAAATTTGATGCATTCTCCTGACCAACAGGTAGAAGGGGTTACTATGTTTGAAAGCTTTATTACAGACAAAAGCAGAGGCATACAACCAATGAAAGGTTTTGAAGATGCACCGGACGGCTCGTGGTTTGGTTCTTTTAAAGTAGATAACGAAGGTGTGTGGAACGATGTAAAAGAGGGTAAATTTAAAGGCTTTAGCGTAGAGGGGTTGTTTACTTACAAGACCAAGCCGACTAAAGAACAAGAACTTATGAATGCAATAAAAGAAATATTGCAACGAGTTAAATGATAAACAAAATCTTTTATTAATATTTAAACAAAAAGAATGATGAACGCAAAAGATGCAATTATGCAAATTAGGGCTTTGTTCGAAGATATGCCACCAGTAGAAGTACCTGCTTCTGTTGAAGATGCTATTGACGAAGTACCTGTTACATTTTCTGAGTATAGCCTTATGGATGGTACAAAGATTATGATTAGCGAATTAGCTATCGGTGGACAAGTTACTTTAGCAGACGGAACACCTGCTCCTGTTGGCGAACACCAATTAGCAGACGGAACTAAAATCGTATTAGACGAAGCTGCAAAAATCTTATCTATTGAAACTCCAGAAGCAGAAGCAAAAGAGGCTGACGAAACACCTGCTGAAATGGGTAAAAAGTATGATGAGAAAATGGAACAGGACGTTAAGGTTTTAGTTAAAGAAAACGAAAATCTTAAAAAACAAGTAGCGGAATTAGAGGCAAAAGTTAAGAATGGCTTTAGTCAAGTAGCTGAATTAATAGAGGCACTTACAAAGACACCTAACGCTGAACAAAACGAGGCTCTACTTGTAACATCTTCTGTATTAGGTTCAAAAACTGCGTCTCTTATTAAGAGCGCTGGTAACGTTATGGTTGGCGTAAAGTCAAGCGAGAAGATTAACATTATGCAAACTGACGCTATCTTCCAAGATGGTGCTGCTTGTGGTTTTAATGCTTCTGGATCTACAACTTTCACTCAAAGAACTGTAACTCCTGGTAAAATTAAAGTAAACGAAGCTTTATGTCCTAAAGACCTTGAAGCAAAGTATTTACAAAAGGCTTTACCAACAGGTTCTTATTATGACTCTATTCCTTTTGAGCAAGAATATAGCGAAAAGAAAGCTAAAACTATTGCTGCTCAATTAGAAACTGCGTTATGGACTGGCGACACTTCAAGTGTTAATGTTAACCTTAACCGCTTTGATGGTCTTGTAAAATTAATAAACGCTGCTTCTGGTGTTGTTGCTGCAAACGCTTCAACTTTTATCTCAGGTGCGCCTTTATCTACTATTACTGCTGCTAACGTAATCTCTATCTTTGATGGTGTTTACCAAGCAATCCCTGCACAAGTAGTAGCTGCTGACGATATGACTATCTTCTGCGGTCAAGATTTATTCCGTACTTACACTGTTGCTCTTAAAAATAGCGGTTCTTTCAATTACCAAATTGATGTAAAAGCTGATAGCGAATTTGTATTACCAGGTACTACAATCAAAGTTATTGCAGTTGCAGGTCTTAACGGAACTAACAAGGTTTATGCTATGCGTTTAAGCAATATGTTCTTAGGAACTGACTTATTAAACGAAGAAGAAAAGTTTGAAATCTTCTACGCAAAAGAAGCTGACCAAGTACGTTTCGTATCTCAGTTTAAGATGGGTGTAAACATTGCCTTCCCTGACGAAGTAGTGAAGTTTATCCTTGCATAATTTATAGGGGGATTGAAATATATCCCCCACTTTTTTCAAACTAATTAAATTTAAACAATATGCCTTGCGCTTTAACTCAAAATTATACCTTAGATTGTAAAGACAGTTTAGGTGGAATTACTGAGGTTTATTTTATAGCAGAAGGAGACGTTACCTCAACTACCGAAGCAAGTGGTGTTATTACCGCACTTGTTAAGGCAGCAGGTAAAAAGTTCTTTAAGTACGAACTTGTAAAAGGCACTTCTCAATTAGTTGAGAATGTTAATGCAAACGTACAGAATGGTACTATCTTTTATGCTCCAGAATTAACTATCGTATTAAACAAATTACAAGCGAACACAAGAAACGAAATCTTGTTGTTGGCTCAAAACACTTTAGTGGCAGTTGCCAAAGATAACAATGGCAAATACTGGTATTTAGGAAAAACAAGAGGCTTAGACCTTACAGGCGGTAACGCAGGTACAGGTACGGCTGACGGAGACAGAAGTGGTTATACTCTTACCTTTACAGGTGCAGAGCCAGCCCTTGCTCCAGAAGTGAACTCAACTGTGGCAGGTCAATTAACCACCGCAGGTTCTTAGGTTGTTTTGGTTTTGTATATAGATGCCCTCGTCTTTAATTAGGCGGGGGTTTTTTATTTTGCAAACAATCGCAATAGTTTATATTTATAGTTGTGATAAGATTAATTAAGGGGCAAACCCAAAACATAATACTTACCTTGACTGAGAAGCAGCTTTTAACAAGTCCTAACTATCTATTCATTTTCGAGAATAGAAGTACAAATACGGACATCAAATTTGTAAGGCTGAACAATACAGACATAAGTGCATACAAGGAAAGATACAACGAATTCACTATTGTAGTAAATAGCTTCTTTAATACGGCTTTAAACGGGCAATATACCTACACAATCTACGAACAAGCAAGTACATCAAACCTAAACCCGACAGGCTTAAACCTGCTTGAAAGCGGTATTATGGAACTTGAGGGTACAACTATTTCATTCACAGAATACGAAACAACAAGCACATTCACAATAAGACAATAATGGAAATACAAGTATTGACATTTGCGGAAGCAAAGCAACCAGAATATAAAGAGAAAAAAGGCGAAGGGTATATGCAGTATGGTCAAAACAATGACTATCCGCAGTATCTTTTAGACCTATTTAACAAGTCAGCCAAGCACAACGCAATTATTCGTGGCAAGGTTAACTACATTGTTGGCAATGGTTGGGCAGGAGAACAAGCGATTGTTCAAAAGGTTAATAGAGAGGAAACCCTTAATGATCTAACTAAAAAGGTTGCTTTAGATTTAGAACTATTTGGCGGTGCTTACATCCAAGTTATTTGGAGTGTAATAGGCGAACAAGTAGCGGAGTTATGGCATTGTGATTATACAAAGATAAGAACTAACAAAGATAACACGCAGTTTTGGTACAAAGAAGATTGGAAAGCTACACGCAACCAAGAAAAAGCTGAGATATACAATGCGTTCAACCCTGCTAACCCACAAGGTGTGCAAATACTTTACGTTAAAGAGTACAGACCGGGAATGAATGTTTATAGCCTTCCTGGTTATTTCGGTGCTTTGAATTACATTGAAAGTGATGTAGAAGTTAGTAAGCACGTTTTGGGTAATGCTCAAACAGGGTTTTCTGCAAGTAAACTTATTACTTTACCAAACGGAGAACCAAGTCCTGAAGAGAAGCGACTTGTTAGCAGACAGTTCGATAATATGTACACGGGTGCAGACGGCAAAAAGTATCTACTTGCTTTTGTAAATGATTTAACCCGTAAGCCTATTGTTGACGATTTAGGTGCAAGTGATTTAACTAAAGAGGACTTTGGTAGAGTAGATGAGTTAATACAAACTAACATTTTTAGCGGACACCAAATTACAAGTCCTGACTTATTCGGTATTGCCGTTCCTGGTCAATTAGGCAACCGCCAACAGATGCGTGATAGCTACGAGATATTTAATAACACCTATGTACGCTATAAGCAGATGCAACTTGAAGGTGTGTTTAATATGCTTGGTAAGTATGCAGGGGTTACTGAGGAATTAGTACTTCAACCAGTTGACCCTATTGGAATTGACTTTAGTGAGAATATTATTTTACAAGTAGCACCAAAAGAATGGATATTAGAAAAGCTTGGTATTGACCCTACACAATACGGATTGCCTTCAGAAACTGAGCAACCAATGGCAGCAAGTCCTTTAAGTGTGAATGAGCATATTAAAGGCTTGAAAGGACGTGAATGGCAAAATATGCAGCGTATTATTAGGGACTTTAATAAGGGCAAGATTACCAGAGAACAAGCAAGTTCAATGCTTAAAGGCGGTTATGCTTTAAGTGATGACGAAGTAGCTACTTGGTTAGGTGCTGAGGAATTAGAATTTAACGAAGCTGACTTTCAAGTTTTCTTTGAGTTCGGAGAAGATAGAAGTGCTTACGAAGTATTTAAAAGCAAGACAAGATTTAATGACGATAACGATTACCAAATGTTTGCAGATGTATCGCAGTTGCAATCTAATATCTTGGACTTAATTGTTAAGGATAAAAGAATAACTCCAGAGGTAATAGCTGACACTTTAAAAGAAGATATTGGTGCGGTTAAGCGTGTTATTGATTTATTAATTGAGAAGGGGTTTATTAAGACAAGCGAAGTTAAGCAAGGCAAAGGGATTGATAGTAATGTGATTATTGAAAGGGAACTTACT